GCATCACGACCTTTGGCTCAACCATTTTGGGGATTTCCTGCAATATCACCGTGCCGATGTTTTACTCACAGATCGTCTTGACAGGGAATACCATGTCACCCGATTCTTCATGGCTTTACAGCGAGTCTGTGGAGTATCGTTTGGTTCTGTATTCACAGTGAGCCGCTTCGCAAGAGGATTGCTACGCCGAAGGGCGACATGGGCGGCTCCCACAGGGACATACAAGAAAGGTTCCGATGATTCATACGGAGGTGGCTTCGTGCCGCACCCAAAGACTGGCCGGTTTTACAATGTGGCCTGTTTTGACTTCCGTGCTATGTATGCCGAGATTCAACGGGCTGACAACATCAGTCCCGAAATGCTTCGGCACGAAGCAGGGGAGAACACCCGTGCGGTCGGCAACGGCACGCATTGGAGTCAAGACAATGTTGGGGTATTGCCCCAATTGCAGATGGATCTGGCCGATGCTCGCAACGAAGCGAAGGCCGAGATGAAGAAGCACGAACCGGGTTCATCGGAATACGCTGGCTTCAACACACTGCAATTAGCCTTCAAGCGATCCGCCGCCAGCGTATATGGCCTCATGGGACACACAGGTCATGGTGAAGCACACAGGACTGTCGCATCAACCATAACCTATGTCGGTCGTCAATTAACTTCACGGCTGATGGAGATTTGCGAGGACATGGGCTATGAGCCACTGGCGGGACACACCGACAGCGCATACATCGGAATTGGCGACAACGACGGCCACGAAATAGCCGATAACTTAACACGAACGATACAGAAGGAGTTCAATTCCGAGCGATTCGTGGTGGAGTATGAGAAACTGATGAAGTCGTGGGTCGCCGCCAAGAAGAACAGGAACTTTGGCTGGGTGACATGGCCGAAGCAAGGACTACACTGCACTGGCTTTGAGATGAAGAAGTCCAATGCCGCACAGATCACCAAACGCATTCAAGAAGTGGCCTTTGAGGCCGTTTGCCGTGAGGACGCCAGCGAAGACGACATTCGGGATTTGGTGAACACATGGATTTCCGGTGTGCGAACTGTGGTGAAGCGTGAGGCTCTTGTCATGCGCTCTCGCTTAGGCAAGAAGCCGGAAAAATACGGACAGCAAGGCGGCTTTCAAGGTGCCGCTAAGGCATATAACCGACTAAACCCCGACAACCGTTTTGAGAAGGGCGACGGCGTTCCTCATACATACACTACAAAGGGGATTGAAGCATACCGAACCCCCGAAGAACTTGAAGAATTGGACATAGATTTCACGGCTGTGATAGAAAAGCAAATTATCTCACCCGTTTCCCTCATATTTGAGGCGATGGGTTGGCGACAGCCGACGGCTGATGGCTCAAAGCCTCAAGAGTGGTGGTAAAACATGGAAGAGAAAAAGGATATTGCGATGGTGTCGTTCAGCGGCGGAAAGGATTCAACGGCCATGCTGTTGAAAATGCTTGAGATGGACGATCCGAACTATCCGGTTCATCGCATTGTATTCGCCGACACTGGCTTTGAGTTCCCCGAACTTTACGACTACATCAAGCATGTGGAGAAATACATTCAAGAGAAATACCCCGAAAAGGGATTGCACATTGAACATGTGTTCTCAAAGAAGTCGTGGAACGAGTGGTTCTATGGCAAGGTGACAAGGGGCAAGAACGAAGGGAATGTTCGTGGGGCACCTCTCATCGTCTATCCTTGCTACTGGGCAAGAGAAGCAAAACTTTACCCCCTCCAACGGGCGACAAAGGAATGCACAATCAAGTATGTTGGTATAGCCATAGACGAGAAGAGGCGTGTGTCAAAGACCGCAAAGGAGGACGGTATTCGTTATCCTCTTATTGAGTGGGGCTGGACAGAAGAAGACGCTTTCAAATACCTTGACAGGCTTGAAATGGTGAATCCTCTCTATGTCAATTTTCAGCGTTTGGGTTGTTTTCACTGTCCTAAGCAACCTGTTGGTTCGTGGCATATTCTATGGAAGAAATACCCCGAACTGTGGGCACAGGCCAAAGAGTGGGATAGCGAGAGTCGGCGGGTTTCAGATCCAGTTCATGGTTTCAACCAATATGACACACTTGAAGATATGGAAGAGAAGTTCAAAGCGGGTTTCGTGCCCAAAGGCCGACGACCATTTGAATGCAATTCCTGTGATGCAGTGAGCATTTACCATGATGATCAACAGGGTATCATTGACATGTGGGGAGAGGATGAGGGATTGCACAGTGACAACGCTATGTCCTGCGAAATCAACGACCCCGGCAACAAATCAGTGCTTGAAAACTTTCAATGGGTGAAGGCCGAAAAAGAACCCGAACCAAAGGAGTTGTGGTGAATGATTACCCACAAGCCACCACGCTCATACCCTGTGCCGAACCATGAGGACTTGTTCTCATGTTATGATTGGCACCCCGATATGCCCGACAACATCATTCTCCGCATGAGCAAGTCCTCGCTGGGGGAGTCCACCTTTTGCGCTCAACAATACGGCTTAAAACGAATCGTTGGCATGAAGGAACCACAGAACGACAACATGCTACGGGGCACTAATGTCCACGACGCCGTTGAAGGATTCTATGACAGGGTGGATATTGAGAAGGCAAGTGCTGAAACCGACCTTGATGGGTATTTTCGTGAGTGTTTTCCCACTTCTAAGGAAATCCGTTCAGCGCAGGATTCATTCTTTTTGGATGAAGATCTGCACATTGACCGTTTCCGTGTGAAGGAGATTAACCGCTTCAACAACAGCAACCCCGAACACTTTTTGCCGACTGGCAACGAAATGGAGATTGATTGCGTGGTTGAAATCACGGTTGACGGTGAGCCTCAACGCATACACATTAACGGTTTCATTGACCGTATTTACACCAACCCCGACGGGACACTACACATTCACGAACTCAAGACAGGTGCTTGGAAAGAGGCCAAATACAAATATGAGGCCATGAGAAAAGAGATGGCGTTTTATGTTTGGGCGTTGCGAAAGGCTGACCCTACGGCACAAATCACCCACTGGGGGTGGGATCACACTAAGGGTGTCAAGGGCACCGATACCGAGGACGCTGAAATGTTCCGCTTGGTGGAGGCAGTTCGTGTCAAAGAACTGGGCTTGATGATGGCTGATATGCAAAACCTCGTCCGTATGCACCGACGCTACAAGGGCGACGGCGACATCAGCATGTTCCCACTTATTGCACCCGGTCGCCAATACTCAATTTGCGATCCGTGGTGCGCTCTCAAAGAGTTCTGTCCCCGTTATCAAACACATTTGGAGTGAGTATTATGATACGAAATGCTCTAAGTCTATTTGACGGTATGTCGTGTGGGCGTCATGCTTTGGAAAAGGCGGGTATTCCTTTTGGGATATACTACGCCAGCGAAATTGACAAAGCGGCGGTAGCGGTTTCACAGAAGAACTACCCTAACACTGTTCAATTAGGAACCGTTGAGAGATGGAAAGAATGGGATTTGCAGGATGTTGATTTGATTATGGGTGGTTCGCCCTGTCAAGGATTTGCGGCTCAAGGAGAGCAATTGGCATTTGACGATCCGAGAAGTGTTTTGTTTTTCACGATGGTGGACATCATCAAGCACTACAAACCGAAATACTTCTTGCTTGAAAATGTCCGTATGAGAAAGGAATGGGAGGGGATTATAACCAAATATATGGGTGTTGAACCAATACCCATCTGTTCATCCCTCGTTTCAGCGCAAAGAAGACAGCGTTTGTTTTGGGTGAACTGGGACACTTCGCAACCAAAAAACAAACAAATACACCTCTCCACCATACTTGAAAGCGACAAAATGACCCATCCGGGTTTCATAGCAGGTCGCAAAATCAATAGGGAAACAGGGAAAAGAGAAGATCATAACCCTGCTGTGAAGCGCATTCAAACTCTTGAAGTGAACAAAGACCATTCAAAAATGTGTTGCCTCACGACTGTTGAAAAGGATAGTGTATTGACACCCTTGCCCTCCGGTCGGCATTTAGACGCCTTTGAGGTGCTTGAGAAAGGCAAGGATTGGCGATACTTGACAGTTCGTGAATGCGAAAGACTCCAAACACTGCCCGACGACTATACGAAGGCGACGGGTGTGTCAGATCGGCAAAGGAAAAAAATGCTCGGAAACGGATGGACTGTGGATGTTATAGTCCATATACTTGAACAGGCCGTCGGGATAAAGCCGGTGGTTCGTGGACAAAGAACATTGTTTGAATGGTGAGTATTATGACACGAAGCACCCACATGTTCCGACATTTTCCCCGTGAGGTGGATATGCGAAAGCGGAAAGTGGTGCATAACATGGATGAACTGCAACGCTATGTCGCCGCCACGAACGGTGCTGACAACCTCACCACCACAGTCTATGGTTTCCGTCAATTGAAGACGAAAGGGAACCGTGGTGAATACAACACGGCTGTGATCCCACACTTCGTCATTGACATGGACTATGAACGAGCCATGAAAGAAGGGGTATCAGCCGCCCAAGCGGGCGACAGGTGCTTCAAAGAAGTCTATGCGCTTCATCAGCACCTTGTGTCAAACGACTGGCGACACGCTATGTGGTTCACCGGAGGTGGTGTTCATATTTGGGTCAGCCTTGACAAAACATACGAACCGACTTCAATTGAACTCGGTGATTTCTTACTCACTGGTCGTAAAATGATTGACGGTTGGGTCAAGCAGTGGGACTTATCCACGCTCGATCCAGTGGTTTCATTCCGACCCGACAGGCACATTCGCATTCCTAACACATACAATTTCAAGCGAGGGCTGTGGGGTATGCCGCTGACAACCGAAGACATTGAGGCAGGTTGGGCATCGGTCATAGCAAAGGCCGACGAGCCTCATGGGGGCATGGTTCCATACGGCACAAAGGGCATGGTTATCAAGACGAAGAAGCGTGATCCCGACGCACCGTTTGAGGCTGAACCTGTGGATGTGGACATGAAGAAGGTCGGCAATCTCACTATCCTCCCTTGTTTGGCGTCAGCCGCCTGTGAAAAGGGGAGCAACCCTACTCACGAAGCGAGGGTGTATCTCGCCATGTATTTGCAGGACAGGCTTCGCTCGTTCGCAAGACCCCCTCGTTCGTCACCAACCACCAACCGTAGTATCAAAGACACCATCGTGTCGTTTATTCGGGACTTGGACTGGTCGGACTACAAAGAGGACATCACCGTATCATACATCAACCACAATGTGGATCGCTACTACAAATCACCATCGTGCCGAACTTTACATCAAAAGGGGTATTGTATCGGTCGTTGCCCGTTCTATGACAGGAGTGGTGGGGTATGAATAATTCAATTGGAAAATCATTTTTTCAATTGGAAAATACTAAACAAGAATCCAATTGGAAAAACGAAAAAGGAGAGGAATGAATGCGATTAACAACAAGGCTATGTGCCGACAGAAAATGCAAAAACTTAGCAAGACCCGGATTCCGTAAGTGCCCATCGTGCATTAGCGGAAAGGTGATTAAAGATCTAACTGGGGAAGAGGAATGAAGCCGGAGTGGAATTGGATGAGCGACAAAGAAGACATTGAAAAAATACGAGCAAAAAAAGTGGCCGAAATGCAAGCGAAAGTGAAGGACATGGAGAAGGACTTTGAAGAAGTCCAAGCCATGCAAAATCAATTCACATGGGCTGATTTTGGCTTTGACGAACCCGACTGGGGATTCCGTTTGAGTGAAACTATGGAAGGTGCGTTTGAAATATGCCAACAAGGCCAAATAGTGGCTATGTCGGCAGACCCAAAATGGGCCTTACTCGTCACCGACCTTCTCAACCGGGCACGCTTGGAAGAACTAATAATGTCAAGGCAAAATACAGGTGCCGAGGATGCGCCAAAGGAGTGAAAACCGTGCATCCAATACACCGTCTTTGCCACCGCTGTTATACCGCACTGCGAAAGCGACATCCCGAAGCATTGAGAGGTGATTGAATGGTTGAAAAAATCCTATACATTGACAATCGTGAGCGATCTGGTCTTGAAGAGGCCGTCAAGAAGCAAGCCGACAAGGCCAAAATTAAGTGGGAACTTAACCAAAACTTGATCACAGACTACTGCTACGGCCAAATCGGCATAGAAGCGAAGAGTATTGCAGACTACATGCAATCACTCCAAAGTGGGCACCTTGCTCATCAATTGGAGAATATGGACGAGAACTACAACCGCATGATATTGGTTATTCATGGCAAACTGGACGCCTATGTGGCGAGCCTCAAACGAAGAGGCAACAGGACACCATACGCCCGCATTCAAGCACAGTTTTTGGGTTCACTATCAAGACTTGATGTTGACTTTGACTTGACAATCATGCAATTCCCTACGCCCTCCGCCGCCGCCTACTGGATCGTGAAACGATGTGAAAAGGACGGCACTCTTGGGAGCATCAGCACATACCGCACACTTCGCCGCACTTCAAGCGAGGATATGCGGATTGACGGTCTTCGTGGTATCGGGTGTAGTGAGGCTATCGCAAAGCGTTTGCTGACTTCTTTCGGCTCAATCGCTGAAATTGCTGGGGCTTCTGTGAAGGAATTGATGAAACTTGAAGGCATTGGCAAAGTCCGTGCCAAGTCCATTGTTGAGGCACTAAACAGTGAGTCGGCTGTGGTGAAAGAGAGAGTCAAAATCACCAATGCCTAAGTCTTGATATAGGGGATAATGATAGGCACAATTCCAACGGAGGCAAAAGCATGACAGTATCAATTAACAGTGACATGAACGACATGATGGCGCAACAGCGGCAGTGGGATGATTATGCCGTTGTCAGCAGTGAGAACGACGGATCGGAGTTCATTCGTGGGTATATTGAACGGTTCAATACCGTATCATTCTTCAACGAATACGCTGGTTTGTTGTCCTTCTTTTTCGTCATGGGTCAGTTATGCGCCCCCTACATGAGAGTTCCTATTCACGGCACCTACATTGACTGTCGTGTTCACACTTATTGGATTCAACAATCAAGGACAGGAAAGTCCATCGCATGGGAGTTCACTGATCGTTTGCTTGAGGCGTGCGGTATTGAAAGCGACACCTTCACAGCAGGGTCGGACGCTAAACTCATCGGAACAGTCCAGCAAACGCCCGTAGTGGACGACAATGGCCGTCCAACGGGTGAAGTCAACCACATAACCGTTCCCGGCCTTCTAAACGGCTACAAGACGCTTCTATTTGACGAAGCATCTATCCTACTCAACGACTCCAAAGCCCACTTCTCCGACAAAATCCTATACCTTCAACAAGCGATGGCTCCACTGGGATCGAGGACGAACATTCTCGTTAAGCACCTTGTCGGTGGCGATGTGAGGACTCCATCGGGGGTATCACTTTGGATGACGACCTATCCACCAAAGGACATTATGGCGCATGTGCTGGACAAAGGTTTCTTTCAGCGTGTGTTTCTGTTTCAAAATGACATCACCAGTGAACAGCGACAAACCACCAGTGAACACCGTGTCAGTGGCGCATACATGCGAACCGACGAACGAATCATGGACTATGGGACACTTGCCGAATACTTGCAGGGTTCCGTCGATCTGATGAAGAACCGTCTGTTTGACGCTATGGGCATCACATGGGAAACCGTTGAGATTCGCAACGAAGATGGTGAAATAGAAGAACGCCGCATAGAGCGTGATGAAGTGTGGAGGCGCATTCCCGAAGGGGAAAGGGAACAAGCCGCTATGCGCCACGCACACGACATATTCACCGTATCGGCTGGGTATCACCCAGCACTACTCAATGCTGTGGACGACTACTATGGGCTGGTGAACAACATAGCCAGTGAAGCCGTGAGGGAAACGGCCCTGTCGTTTCTCCCGAACACTGAAAACTACACTATGATTTTCGCAAACTTGATTGCTGTTCTTATGCGTGAAGACCAAATCACAGAAGACCACATAATGATGGCAAGTGAAATCATTTTTGACAACCTTCATAACCTCACCATTTGGCTTGAACAGAAGGAGTCCGTCAAGGACAAGAAGAAGGTCACTGCGGAGCGTGCTTCGTGGACAAAGGCTTCCGGTATGTGCAAGAAGTTCACCAGCGAAAAGGACGGTATTGAGCGTGTCATGCAATCAGATCTGCTCAAGGTCTATGCGGCTCAACAGTCGGTTGCTGACATCACCGCTGAACGCCGATTTAAGGCATTGAGGAAAGGCGGGCAGGTTGAAATCGTTAAGCAAGGAAAGGGCGGCAGGAATTATGTTGCCTTCAAATGGGGTGCTTGAGAATGATGGGAATTGCCGTGTTGTTTGACACAGCCCATGAGGCCGATGGATGGAGGGTTGATTTGAACCCCCTGCTAATCGCCACATGGGATGGGCAAAAAGCAATTGTCTATACCGACATTTCAATGAGCGAACGAAGTCTAAAGGCTGAAATGAGAGATCTTGAATCCTTTGATTATTGGTTGGAGGGTCAAGACATTGAAATGGTCGGACATAACCTGCACGGTAAGTTCCGTGAGGGCACCTTTGACATTTTGAAGGCTGTCAAAAAAGCCAGTTCACCCGTGCTTCAAAATGAAGGCAAGAGGTTTGACTTGTATGACCTTGCCCGCTGGAACGGGGTGCGTAGTCTTCCTGTTGAAATCATCACACGAATGAGGAAAGGTGTTTCTTGGTTGAAAGGCCAACACATAAAATGTGCAAGGTGGGCTATTGAGGACGCAATCATGTGCTACGATCTGTATAACACTGTCAAAAAGAACAAGCGGGTTCGGTTTCTTGATACAAAGACCGGAAAGAAGCCTTATGCTGATGTTTCGTGGCCTATCACTGACGAAGAGGAATGAACATGGCGAAATGGTGGGAATGTCGTTCCGGTGAGTGCCTTGACACAAACGGTGAGAATCATAGAATGTTCACCAGTGCTATGCGAAAACCGTGTTGTAAAATGTGTGGCCGCAAACTCCGAATGTTTCTCATGGAACCGCAACCGAGTGAACTTGGTGTGCAAGAAAAGTCGCATCGCTTTAACGATTTAATGGATCAATGGATTCGCAAATACAGAAAGTGATCGAAAAGTTCAAGGGTTGATTAAGCGTGGGGGAAAACATGTGGGGGCACCGCAAAGCATTGGCTGGGGGGTGGAACCTGTTGAAAACTCTCAATTTAGAAGAGGACGATTTATCCGCCGCCGATGATGTCGCCAAACTAAGAGTCATGGATAACTTCGCCGCTGGTGGTGGTTTTGAGGGCATGGGAGCAGGTTGGAGTCAAGCCGCCCGTGATAGGGGGCACGATGTAAAAACTGCTGAAATCATGTATGCAGGGAACCCCAACAAGGAATACGATGTGGACTTGGGCTACATGCCCGATTTACCGGGCGACATCCTGCAATACGATTTAGACGACTACTTGTCCCTATTTGGTGGTAAAACACCCGATGTATTCTTTTCTTCGCCACCATGCGAAGGGAACTCCGTCGCCGCTTTTGGTAGCAAACCGTGGGCGGATTGGGAAGGTCAAGATAAAAAGAAAAAAGACTTCAACCGAGCGAGGAACGCAGGGGACGCTAATTTCTTCATGCGAGAAGGTGTTGGCCCAACGCCAACAAACGCCAAATCACAGGTTGGTCGGGAACTGTTGCTTCATCAATTAGGCATGATCGATCAATTGCAGGATTATAGATTGAATAACGAAGGTCGTGATGCTGACGATCCAATGTATTGGTGGTTGGAGAACCCGACAGGAATGATGAGGTTTCAACCCGAATTAGGGGGGCGTCCTTTAGCACAGCCTTTGACGGATTTCAAGGGGCAACCTGTGAAACCGAGAAAAGGACAGCAAACTCCGTGGTCGTCTGTCACCCACGCTTCTTATTCCGGCCCATTTGCTGAATCGCTTGGCTTTGACCGACACGACATACCGGGGCACCCACCAATACCTTCCCGCAAACCCACTGATTTGTGGACAAACGCCAACGACATTTGGCAACCCCGACCTCACACTGCAATAGGACTGGCCGCTGATGCACCGGAACTGAACATGAGTCTTGAGGAACTACAAGCAAAGTTCGGAAACAGGGTAAAAGAAGTGCCAACAGCACCAAAGCGACCCGGACATGCTGGTAAATATCATCAATGGGCACCAAGAGGCGCACGATCTGGAACTCAAGGAGTCGGCGATCACAGAATGCCAAGTGGATTGATGATGCCGAAGTATCAAATGCGTTCATTGATTCCTTATGGATTGGGTCTTGACGCAATCACGGCTGTTGAAAGAGCAAAGGCAGGAATGCCGGGTCTTCACCCATCACTTGGAAGTGGGGCGCAACAGTCCCTCTTTTAGCGCAAATGCTGACGGGACATTGAAGCGACAATTGCTTGGCGTTCGGCCTCTTCGTCACCATCCTCTTCGGGAGGTATTTGGATGAGGTTAAACATCTCATACATCAAAAAAATACATACTATTGTCACAATTGCTAAAGTCACGCTATAAATCATCATCTATCCCTCGCTGGCCGCTGTCCACCTGCACCTAAAGACCGACGCATTTTAGGTCTTGCCCCCGAACCACTCCCACGCTTCTTAGATCGCTTGTATTTGTTGGCTGTTCGCTTTGATTTGTTTTTGCGGGAAACTCCCCACGCCCTTCTTTTAGCCTGTCGTTCAGCACGACCAGCCAAAGGATTCTTTGAATATCCTTGAAACTTTCCTTTCAAGACGCCGAATCCGACATCTGCGGCACGGGCTTCAACCTCGGTCGTGCGTGCCGCCATAGTTCACCGCACGCAGGACATTCCCATAAAAATATCCTTTCTCGGCTCCCTGCATAGAAGCCATTGATGCGTAAAGCAAGAACGCCGTCACCACAGCCGGGACAATCCTGCGTGACCTTAGCACGGTATTTGTTCCTTGATCCGAGCAAGTCCAAACTGCTCATCTCAATACCCCGCATGGGTATATGTGATTTCAGCCGAACCAGCCGCCGCACCAGCCGCCGTGGTGGTGACGACTTTGCCGCTGACAGTGTAGTGAACATTTTGCACCCAAGCCTTTGTTGATGAGCCGTTGGCGTTTGTCCACATAATACTGATTAAATGGGTATTTGCCGCACCTGTGGCACTGGCGAGAGGTGTGCAAGCGAGAGCCGCTAATGCCCCAGCACCAGCACCAACCGATAGGATTTGTTTTTCAGTTCGGTGAACTGGGGTGATTTGATACGAACCACCAGCGGCGGCTCCTAAAGCCGCATCCGATTGGTAAAACAAGTGTGTTTGTCCTATCCCGTGTATTGTAGCAAGAGCCGGATTATGCCCTAATGGATTTCTCGCATAGAACGCACCAAGCCCTGCTTCGGGCAGTGTTCCTGCGGTCAAAGACGGGGTGGTTCCATAGTCGTTAAGTGGGTCAGTGGGTTCACCGTTGGCTTTTTTCAAAGTCGTCAAAGGCATAGGCCCACCACGAATGAACATTCGCTTGTCTTCAATAGCCGCCACATTCAACGGACTGGCGAAAGTGACCCTTAAGGCCGCTAAAACCACTGATTGCTTAACCAAGTGAGAATGAGGCATTTGAGGATAAAGGCCAGTGCTGACATCCACGACAGGGCCGCAAACAAGCCCGACATTGTTTGTTCCATTCAATTCGGGATCAACAATGACAAGCACCCAGCATTCTTGATTTGAGCCGCTTGGCAAAACCATGCCTCCTGCATTGAAGCGGTTGTTGTAGTAGCCACTGGTGTCAAAATTGAACGCACCTGCACTGCCCACATTGTAAAAGACGCCATCAAGGCATACAACCCCAGCGTCAACGAAAATAGAGTTCGTTGCACCCCCTGTATTGGGGCGAACGACACAGTTCCCGACTATGGGGTTGTTTCGATCTGTTCCCCCGCTGTCGGTTGAATAATTTGTAAGTCCGATAGGGATAACACCATTTCCAATACCTCGCTCAACGAAATTGGTGAGTGTCGCCGATGAAAGCACATCGCTATCCCTCAATCCGTCTGCTTGCCATGTTGCGTTTGTCCCTGTTTTTTCGTGCCCTTCTGTTATGCCTGTTGTTCCCATTATCGCACCTCCATGACGACATCAACACGAATCTCATTTGTAGCATTCTTGCTGATCGGAACGAAAGAAGCCCTAAAGGCTGGGTTATCAAGAGGTGTTGCACCATGCAAAACCACTTCTTTGACATCGGCTGAACTAATCATGTCCGTAGTGAAAATGGCATTTGCTGAAATGGTTCGGTCGTCCACTCGTTGCACGACTGGCGTTGTGGATAAGGCTACATTCCCCGAACCACCATCTCGTCGTGAGGCTTGGCCTCCCGAAGTCCCAAGACTCATTTGGCTAACGAGTGTCTGTAAATGGTCTGTCAATTTTGCTTTTATTCCATCAAGTATTGGCATNATNTCACCTCGTAAAAGACTGACTTAGAATGACCCACTGGGTCGGCCCTCTTTGACTTTACCCTCAATTCAAGGTTGTCAGCGATGGCTACGGCGTTATTGGCTGTCAGCGTGATTTGGTTTGCGGCCACTGCTTGCACTAAACCAACATAAGCATCGGCGAGGGTATAGACCCTATCACCCACCGCAAAGCGTGTGGTGGCGTCAATAGAGTCAACGGCAATAGCGGCTGTGCTGTTGGCGTTGATAGCCCCGTTCTTGAGAACACCAGTAGCACCACCCTTGAGGCCAATTGCACCTAATGGGTTGTTCACTAAAGCATCTCGCCAACGACCACCAATAATGAGGCGTGTGTTGTTGACAAGACGAGTTCTCACACGGCTGGCGGCGACTAAGCGAACTGAACCACTTAACGACAATTCCATTCGGTCTTTCAAACGAGCCGGATCCTGCTGTGCGTTTGCGGCTGTGGACGATAAGAGGTCAGCGAGAATACCCTCAATACCCTTCTCATATTGTCCTATCACCAAATCAGTGAAGCCAGTGGTGCTGTTCACGGACACTTCAAAAACAGCAAATTGGCCCTTAATACCTTCATTGGTGAAGTCAACGCCGATAATTTCACCGGGTTGTATATGATTTGCTTTGACAAGGCCACTGACTCTCAACATAGCGGCACCCGATTCTGTGCGATTCATAAACTGCTTCGCCATACGCAAAGCAAGGCTCGGTTCTTTCAATCCCGGCACCACTTGAACGGCTGTTCGGAGAACGCCTTCTTCGTTGCCATCTCCACCCATTTGTTTGGCCTTTTCTAAGTCCTTTACCTCGGCACGAACCCTTTCATTTTGGGCGATTTGATCACCTTCAACAACGACATGGTTCGCCATTTCAAGCATAGACGATACTTCAATGGTCTGTGGGCCACTTGACGACCCTATGCGCCTATCTCGGCCAACGAACACACTGCCTGTGTAAAGAATACGGCCTGTTTCATCCAGTAGCAATTGTCGTCCATCCATTTGCGACAAAGAACGGATAGTGTCAAGCACTCCCACTCCCCTTGCATCCCTGCTCACAAATACACTGCTATGATCAATACTTGAAAGCAAAGACGGGTGAGCATTGACAAAGGCTGAAAGGGCGACTTCATTTTTTAATCGGACGAATTGGCCTATTGATGTTGACGGGTATGAATAAATGGCGGAGTCGCTTTTTGTCGGTTCAACAACGGTTTCATACGGGAGAAGATCTGCGCCCGGAAGTGACTTTCCGATGTCATTTAGCAACATCAATGCGGCGTCTGTGGTTCGCACTCCGACGGCCATGTAGTGGCCTAAACGCACCTTTCCGAGCGACATACCTCCACCGGATAGTGAGTCGCCGTTGATATTGCGGAACTTGAGTAAGTTCTTTTGCCAATTGCCCTCACCGGACACGACATCGGCTCCCGCAATACGCCATTTGTTTTTTACAGCGTCAATCATATACGGGGGGCAGTAGTCGGTGGAGAGTGCCTTGCCGTCAACATAAACGGTGCTTAAACCGCCAGTTCCGGGGTTTTTAGCGTAAGAAATGACTCCTTCCTTTGCTCCGTCGTTCAGCACGAACCGCTGGGGAGTGAGCATGTTGAAGTCCGATGGCTCATAGTGCCCAATGCCCCGATAGGATATGTTCGGGCTGAATGTTTGGGTATCGCCGCTGTCAGTAGCGTCCCATTTGTCCGGCAGTGAAAGACCCATTGACACGGCATTGTCCACGAACGATGGGGCGACTACAAGTGAGTGCTTTGACGGATGAATGTTGGCGACTGTGGCCGCTGTTGAAGCACCGTTTTTGCCAAAATAAACTTCATGTCCAGCAAGGTCGGCTGTGCTGTGACACTCGCCTGTTGATAGTGCAGAATTGGTTGAAATCGTCAGCCTTTGCTCGTCCCTTGCCGTGTATGTCAATTGGCCTGTGAGGCCGATAATAACAAGCGTCCCAGTAGCAGGGAACACCGTTGCGTCCTTGACATACATGTAAGCCCCCCCATCAATTTCTATTTTTTGTTTGGGGCCGAGTGTTGTCATAGCCAAATCCGCTTGTTCCTTGACAACCCTCTCATCAGCACCTCTTCGGTTATACGGATCCATCAAAGCCAAATTGGATTGAGTAGTGAATTGCGTTTCAGTCTGCGATACTACATGCTTTCCGCCCGGATGTGTGGACTGTGAATATCGGGGGTCAATTGAAGGCAACAAAGCACCTTCTCCATCCCTTCTTGCGGCATCCGACTTGAAGTGTTGAAGCATGTTTGCGCTCGGTATCAAGTGCCAAGTGACATCCCTGTCGTTGGCATCCGGCCAAGCCATTGTCGGTGCAGTGTCCACACGGGATGCAATAGGCTCAATCGTTCCGGGCATTTTGCTTTGGTTCATTTCAAACATACCGTATCGTTTGTCACGGGTGAAGGGCTGATGTGCCTTATTGCTGGATGTGAGAGTGTTGTATGGCCCTAAGAGCCACCCATCTTGGGTGAATTGGTCTGTGTTGTCCCAGTCCTTTCGTGTTGTGAAACCGAACACTTTGAGAGGACGCACCATACGCATAATGTAGTCGGCTGTTTTGCGAACAGGCTGATCCACTGTATTTACAGGCGCAGGGTTTTGCTGATGCAAAGCATCACCGGCGTCATAAGGCATCACACTTCGGCGGTTGTTGTCGTTTTCGGGTCGCTCAAGCCATGTTTTACGGAGAATATATACTCCGCCCCACGCTGGCAAATCTCCACACCCACGAACAGCCCAATGATCTTGAACACCTTTGCTATCAAACATACGCACGGTGTCGGAATTGCTGGGTGCATCAAAGAGCGTTTCCCTGTTCAAACTCCACTGTGGCATTTGTTCTGTTTGGTTTGGTTGCCCTTGCCCACCGTATGTGTTATCCGGCCCAGCGGCGGCTGTTTGCCCACCTTGAGCAAACTTTGTCCATTTTGTTCTTTGAACCCAAGACGGGGTTAATGGGAACTGCTGACCGACCGCCAAATCGCTATGTAAAGACACGGCTTTGGTGCTGGTGACAATGTATTCCTCATTCTTTCCTGTGGAGCGTTCACTTTCCGTTTCAACAACCATACCCAAACGAGGCGATAAGTCGGATTGCACCTGCCTGTGGTCGGCGATTTCCGACAATGGGATAGGCATAATCCCTCTTTCGGCCTCATTTTTATTTTTCATATTCAATGAACGCCCCCAACCATGTGCTGGGAAGTGCGTCAAATCCCCACTGCTAACCTTGTGATCGACAGGATGTGCGTTGAGGTGAAGGTTGTTTCCTTTGTGATGAATGAAGGTGCTTCCGCCCCCAAACACACTGGATTGGGTGACAGCCTCAACCGAACCTGCGGCCAAAGTAGCATCGCCGCTATGATGATTCAAGCCAATGATAGGATCTGAACCAGTGTTCAGTGATTTAGCATGAAGGAACTTAGCCGAAGTCCCCGTCACTGTGGTGAACTCGGTTCGGTGAGAATGAACAAGACCCGCTGGGAGAGCGTTTGGCTTGACAAGCCCAACATCCTCCATATCCAACACACGACCCATACCGGCTGGATTCTCGCCTTTCTCCCATGCTTTATTTGAGAGGCGAGTGAAGCCTTCAAGGTCATATCCTTCATTCGTGTGTTCGCTCATAACAACACCAATGGGCACTGTTCGCTCAACGCCCGTATAAGCCGACAGGGTTTGCCAGTCGTTGCCCACAGGCAGTGTATTCATGGTGTCATGCTTTCCTCCGTCAAAACGACCGGAGGCTTGTATTTTTTGTTGAGAGGTGAGTGTTTCAGCAGGGTCGCCAGCAAGCATATTCAGTGCGTCACTGCCGCTTCGGAATCCCCATGCTCGCACTGGCAAACGGCGGCTCCAATCCACCGCAACCATAGCGTTTTCAACGGTCGTCACTTCATTCCAAATCTGCGAAGCCCCTTGATCTAAAATGGTTCTTGAAACGACTTTGTAGGGGTTGAGTCCGTCCCCAATACCTTCACCACGACTCTTTCGGCGTCCGTAGGCATGATACACATAATTCGGTCGCAGTTCAAGCGTTCCGTGTGCCTCTCGGATAGTGGAGTGACCCATGAGAACAGCACTGGCGGCTCTTGTCCCCCAATTCGCCCCATGACCTCCTGCGTTCAGTCCGTTGTAGCCATAATTTTGTAGCCATTGAAAGGCATAAAGTCGCTCAAAAGGCATAGCAATCTTCGCTGTTCCTGTTGTTTGAGAACCAATAGAATGTGCATTCCTTAACATCAAACCACGAACGGCTGGGTTGTTGACAGCCTTCGGCATACCCGCTGTTCGGTATCGGAATGTCATGTATTGCTCACGGCTTGTGCCGAACAGCGCAGGGTGGCTGTATTCAGCCAGCCATGTGCAAAGGAATGCGTCGGGTGTAGCACCGGAGTTCGTATTGCTGGCCGACACTAAAGCAAGGTCATTGTGAGCCGAAACTTGAGTAAAGTGGGCTTGATTGTTGGTGGACGGCGATTCAACAATAGGCACTGGGGTGGCCGAAGCATTCACCATATCGGGGTCGTGGGCGATGAGAGGCGGCACCGTAGCCAATTCGGTTCCCACACGGGGTTGACGCCATCCTGCTGGGTGTCCGTTGTATGTGTAGCCGTATGGATCGACTTGACTTCTTTCGTGAGGGAGGGTTCGTAGTGCTGGTCTTGGGCGACCACCCATGAGCAAGTATTGGTTGACAAAGAACC